GAAGAAAACCCAGGCCCAGAGGGACAGGTTCAGCAGGACCATGACCAGGGAGTGGAAACATGCCCTAATGGAGCAGATTAAGCCAGTGATAGCTGAGATCTCAGAGTCCTCTGTTTATGATATTGAGCACAGGATCCCTAAGCTGATCACTGAGGAGCTGGTGGAGGAGCAGCTGGATAGGACCATTGAGGTGGTGGGAGTGTACTTTGCTAAAACCACTTTCAAGGATATCCGGAAAGCCTATGAGCCCCTAACCATTACTAAAATGGGAGGGCTGCCCTCAGATCAGGAATGGGCTGGATTTGTGAAATACACCCTGGGTAAAAGAGCTGGAGAGCGTATCACAGCCATCACAGACAGCTCCAGGGACCAGGCCATCAAGGTGGTCAAAAGGACATTGGGCCAGGCAGCACAGGAGGGGATGGGCACCAGTCAGATGAGTCAGCTGCTCAGAGATAACCTGAACAGTGAGTGGGGAGAGATCTCAACATACCGGGCTGCCAGGATAGCCAGAACGGAGGTTACCATGGCCAGCAACCTGGGATCACTGACCGGGGCTGAGAGATCCGGAGAGCCCATGTTCAAAGTATGGCTCAGCACCAGGGACCGGAGGACCAGGAGGCGCAGGAGAAAGCAAGTATTTGACCATTATGGAACCTTTCCCACAGGGCCTGATGGAGAGAAAAGAGATCTGGATGAGAAATTCACTCTGACCGGGGAGCACCTGATGCACCCTGGAGCCTATGGAGGATCCGCTGCAAATGTGATCCACTGCAGATGTACCATGTACTATGAGCCTAAAACCATAGACGCTCCACCTGTGGCAGGGGAGATCACCAGGCCCACAGGACCAAAACCAGCACCGCCTCCCAGGCCATCAAGGCCAGCTCCTGCAGGAACGGATCCATGGAAGTCAAAACCAACAGCCACAGCTGAGCTCAAAAAGATCCTGGGAGCTGAGGACATTGATGTGGAGAATGTGGGGCTGGATGTGATGAAAGCATACGGGGAGGCTGTTAATAAGCTGAAAGCAGCAGGCTGGCCTGTCCAGGTCCAGCAGTTTGGTAGGTTCGGAAGATACAGCCACAGGAGATCTCAGGCACACGCCTGGGCTCATCAGAGTAACCCATTGTATAACAGAAAATCCATGATTGAATATAAATCAAGTGGATTCACAAGTGGGAAAAAAGTTAAGGCATTGAACCTGGAGGAGCAGAGAGTGGGATGGTCACCTATCATAGATGAGGGTAATGAGCTCCAGTATGTTTTTGTCCATGAGACTGGCCACACCATGGTCCAGTTCAGGCAGGCAGAGATCACCAGGAGATTAGGATCCAATGGTGCACAGGTGATCAGGCAGGCTGATGAGATCTTTGACAGATACAAAGCTAAGATCAGGCAGACTCAGAAACAGATAGTGGATGAGACTTCAAAAAGATGGCTCGCTGTAAAAGACTCCACTGCCCCTGGAGATGTTAACCGGGTAGTGAGTGAGATCCGGGGTGAGGTGACCAAAGAGATCCGGGGTGACTGGTTCATCTGTGACTATGCCACTCACAACCTGGAGGAGTTCTGGGCTGAAAGTTTCTCCCAGGTAGCACTCAGTAGCAAGCCCAGCCCATTTGCACAGGAGATAGTTGCACTTGTAAAACAAAATTTAACACCATGACCAGCACAGCACAGTTAATATGCTTGAATTGTAAGCACTATGATACCCTGGGATCCTTGGATGAGGATGGCCAGGTCTGTAAGGCTTTCCCGGATGGGATCCCGGAGGAGATCATTCTGGGAGATAATAAACACTTTAAAGAGATCCCTGGCCAGGTGCCGGGTTATGTATTCAAATTTATGTTTGATGAGGACTAAAGATATTACCATGGGACCATTAATTGAAAAATCATTTGCAGCAGAGGTCAAGGATATTGACACAAAAAAGGGTATTGTTGAGGGCTATTTCTCCAGCTGGGGAATAGTTGACTCAGATGGTGATGAGCTTATGCCTGGTGCTTTCAAAAAGAGCATCCAGGAGAATGGGCCAGGATCTGCCAGGCCCAGGCTGTTTCACCTTTGGCAGCATAATAGCAGATATCCCTTGCACCGTTTTACTGAGGAGGGATCCATTAAGGAGGATGGCAAAGGTTTGTTTTTCAGGTCCAGGATCTCCAAAACAAGCTATGGGAGAGACACCCTGCAGCTGTATGAGGATGGTGTGATCAGTGAGCACTCTGTAGGGATCCAGATAATTAAGAACCAACAGGCCGGGGAGGGCCACAGCCAGGTCCTGGAGGTAAAGCTATGGGAAGGGTCCACTGTGACCTGGGGTGCTAATTTTGACACTCCTGTGACTGCAGTGAAGGATCAGGATCCCCAGGAGATGGCAGATAAATTCAATGAGAGAATCGAAATACTAAGCAAAGCACTAAAGGATGGATCTTATACTGATGACACCTTTATGCTTTTGGAATTGCAATTAAAACAGATCCAGGGACACTATCAGTCACTGATCACCAAGCTGGAGCCGGGCACTCCCACTCCTGGAGATGATCAGCCGAAGGGCGAAAGGGTCAGTCTGGAGGACATATTTAATAACTTTAAACTGTAATATTATGCCGCAAGATGTTGATGTATTGGTAGCAGCGGAGATCAAAAAGGGCCTGGATGTCCTGGGAAACTCCATTGATACCAAAATTGAAAATGCAGTCAAGGCAGCTAAGGAAAGTGGAAACGCTGAGGCTGTTAAATTGACTGATGCTCTAAAAGAGGAGCTAACCGCAGAGATCAAAAAATACAATGATCTCCATGAGAAATTCACTGAACGCCTGGACTTGATTGAAACCAAGGCTGGCCGTTTTGACCAGGTGATGGGCAGGAAAAACATGGCTGACTGCTTTATGCAGAAATTCCAAGATCTCAAAGTGAACCGGAAATTCCGGGGAGAGATTGAGTTCACAAAAGAGGACTTTGTGGGCATTGAGCATAAGGCTGATGACATGACTGCAGCTAACACGTTCACCAATAATGTGCCAGGCTATGAGCACCTTTCAGAGATCCATTTTGATCCGGACCGCAAGGCCAGGATCCGGGACCTGGTGCTCCAGGGAACCACTAACATGTCAGCTGTAGAGTACATCAGAGAAACTGCATTTAGTGATGCCACTGATGTGACTGCTCAGGGATCTGAGTTCAATCAGAGTGACTTTGACCTGACTGCTTACACTGCTACTGTTCGCAAGATCACTAGCTATGTAATGCTGTCAGAGGAGATGCTGGATGATGTTGCTGGGATGACCAGCTATATCCTGGCCAGGCTCCCCTCAAAGCTGAACAAAGATGAGGACACCCAGATCCTGGCAGGAGCAGGGACTGGACAGAACCTTTCCGGACTGATCACCAATGCAACAGCCTACAGTGATGCACTGGCTGACAGCCTGGTCCAGCAGATTGATGTGCTGGTGGATGCTGTCCGTCAGGTAGTTGATGATGAGTATATCCCTGACTACATCCTACTGAATCCTACAGACCTGTATGCCATTGCCCTGTTGAAAGACAGCACTGGTCAATACATCCTGCCATGGATCCTGGGAGTAGTTAATCCTCAACTGGCTGGAGTGCCTATTGTGATGAGCACTGCCCAAACTGCCGGGACTTTCCTGGTAGGGGCCAGGCAAGCTGCCCAGGCTTTCTATCGTAAGGAGCTTACTATTGAGTTCAGCAACCAAAGTGAGGACAATTTCATCAAGGGGATGGTAACTGTCCGGGCCCAAAAGAGACTGGCCCTGGCCATCTACAGGCCCACTGCTTTACTGACCGGAACATTCACCGTGGCTCTGGCTCAAGGATCAGCATAACAGTAGTAGTGATTTCATAGTAGTGTTTAGGGGCCGGGGTGGTGCCTGGCCCCTTTATTTAAAACTTAAAAACAGGAGGATTAGAATTATGAAAATATTTTGTGACATACATGGCTATCCACCGTCCCACAATGCAGGGGCTGAATGGATGCTCCACCACATGCTTAAATGGCTAAAGTCCAGGGGTCATGAGATCATTGTATCATGCCCGGATCCTAGGGCTAAGGAGTTTGAAGGGATTAAAATAGTGGATAGGTTTGGACCTACCCATCAAAGAAATTATTATAATTGGTCTGACATTGTAGTGAGTCATCTGGATTACACTGGCAAGGTGATCAATAAGATCAGGGCAGCTAACAGGCCAGCCTGCTTTATCATGCACAACACTCACCACAACACCATGATAGACATGATTGCTCACAGATCCATACTGTGTTTTAACAGCAAATACACAGCCTCTGTGCCTTATTATAAGCATAAGGAGTCCACCATAGTCTATCCTCCATGTCCTGTGGAGTATTACAAAACCAAAAGGGGAGGGGGGAGATATATCACCCTGGTGAACCATGCTCAAAAGAAAGGATCAGATGTATTCCATGAGATGGCCAAAAGGCTCCCAGATTTTGAGTTTCTGGGTGTAAAAGGTGGATACTTCCATCAGAATAAGGAAAGGATCCCTAATGTCACCTACAGGGAGAATACACCCAATATCAAAAAGAGCTACCAGGTAACAAAGGTTATCCTGATGCCATCCAGTTATGAGTCATTTGGACGGGTAGCCATTGAGGGCTATGCCTCCGGGATCCCCTGTGTGGCAGCTCCTACTGAGGGGCTTATAGAGAGCCTGGGTGATGCCGGGATCTTTGTGGATCTGTGGGATCTGGATGGATGGGAGGATGCTATCAATAAACTAATGACTGATAAAGATTATTATCAGGAGATGCAAGCTAAGGCCAGGGCCAGGGCAGCTGAGCTGGAGGGTATGCTTAATAAGCAGATGGAGGACCTGACTAACTTGATGCAGAGAGCTATTGAACATAAAACAACAGAGGGGAGGGTAGCCTGATGGAGGATGGATTAAAAAAAGTACAAATCATAAAGGACTTTGAATATCTTGGATCCCCTGTTCGGAGTGGTTATGTTATCTGGGTCAGGGATATTGACCTGGATGGATTGATACAAGAACAAAAGGTGAGGGTGCTGCCCATACCTGAAAACAGGATACACAAATGAGAGAAATACGGATTGATTCAGAGAGCTCCACTGATGTGCTCACTGTTCAGGAGTTAAAAGATTGGGGTAAGATACCAGGATCTGCTGATGATCAAATCATATCAGAGATTATTAAGGCAGTCAGGCAGCTCCAGGAGCAATGGACTGGCAGATCCTTCATTGAAAAAACATTAACCGTTAACTGGGATGAGGCTGTCAGTGCTGAGCTGGAGCTACCATTTGGACCTATCAGATCCATCACCTCCATTAAGAGGGTCTATGAGGATGGGACCCTGAGTGATGCCCTGGTGGAAGGCACTGATTATTTCATCAAAGGGATGGACTTTCAGACTGTTAACCTTTATAAACGCTGGCAGAGTGCTGGCCAGATCATTACTGGGATCCGGGCTACTTATACTTGTGGTCATGGAACCGGGACCGGGCTGGTGACTTTACCGGATCCCATCAGGCAGGCTGTGCTCAGGCATGTGATCACTGATTATGATCAGAGGGATGATCTGGAGGTGTATAATCCTGTGCTTTATGACTGGACAAAGGAGGCACTGCAACCTTATAAAATAGCAAACTTATGGCTCTAAGGAAACGGGGAGATGGATCAGTGGTAAGATCCGGAGATATGGATCTCCAGGTCTATATTAAACAGAATACCCTTACAGAGGATAACCAGGGAGGCAGGACAGGATCTCCCTCCACTGTGGCCACTGTATGGGCAAACATCATTCCACTGTCAGCAAATAGAGCTCTAAGCTATGGTATAGTGATGACCAACAGGCCAGCTGAGGTGGATCTGAGGTGGGAGGATGATGCTTACACCCTTACAGAGGATGACTACCTGGAGGAGGTGGTGAGTGGGAGAAAGCATTACATACATTCAGTGATTAATGTGGATCGAAGATCCGAACGGGCAAAACTGGTGACAGTAGAGAAAAAATGAACGACATTAAAATAACCATACCGCCTGCTGAGATAGCCAGGGCCAGGAGGGAGCTGGCAAACTTTGAGGAGGTTGTATCCAAAGATATCCAGGGTGCTATCACCAGGAGCACCTATAGAGTGGGAGGGGCAGCCAGGAGAAATGCACCCAGTCAGCATGGTAAGCTGAGGCAGTCTATTGTGGAATCAGTGAAGGGCCTGGAGGGTGTGATCTCTGTTAATGCAGAACATGCTGGAGCTGTAGAGTTTGGGACCAGGCCACACCTGATAAAACCCAAAAGGAAAAAAGCCCTGGCATTTAAACCAGGAGCAGGATTCAGGTTCTGGGATGAGGCTGGCAGGATAGTGGTGAAACTTGTAAGGCACCCAGGCACTGCAGCTCAGCCATACCTCAGACCAGCTATGCAGGAGGAGGCACCCAGGCTGACTAAGGCTATTGTGAATATTATTAATGAAGCA